CAAGATTACAGGTGAAGAAACCAGTGGTCGTGTAAAGACTATCATTGATGATATCAAGCGTGTCTATCGTGATAACTTGCTTCCAGAACCTAGCATGCAAGAGTTGACAGCCTTTGCTGCCGATGCTATTGGCACAGGTGATGAAACTATGTTTAAGCAAAAGATTGATACAAAGATTCAAGGTATCCGTCTGAGTGCTGGAAAGTTCTTCCCTGGAGCAAATGATCTTTTAGTTGCTGGAACAGATATTGCTGCCTTAGCAGATCCTATGGCTAAGTCATTTAACTCAGTTTTAGGAACTAATATACTACCAAGTGATAACCGCATCAAGGCAATGTTGAACTATTTTGATGGAAAAACAAATCGTATCATGACTGCCGCTGAACAACAAAGGTATATTGAATCCCAACCTGAATATAAAACAAGTGATGTTGGTAGAGCAAAGTATTACAATATTGCAAATACTCTTGAAGATAGGTTAAAATAATGCCAACTCCAGCAGAAATTGCTGCTAATAAAGCAGCCATTGCAGCAGCAAATGCTCAAAATGCAGCAACTGCAGCAAAACGTGCTACTATTCAAGCAGAATTACAACCACTTCAAACTCAATTAGGTGGGGCAAAAAAAATTCTTGATCCTTTACAGGCTAAAGAAGAAAAAATTATTGCTTCTCAAAGCGGGGCAATGAGTAAGCGTGGGCTTAATATTATCACAAGCAGTCCATATACAACATCTTTTGGTACAGTTCAAACTGTAGGACCGCAAGTTGAAAGTCTAACAAATCAACTTAATTCATTACAATTTGTACCTGTTCCTGCTGCGCTTTCAAGTGCAAGTAATGGCAATGACATTCTTCGAGCAAAGTTCCAACAACTTCAGATTCCTGATGAAATTATAGACTCTTCAATTTCATTTATTGAAGCATTAATAGAAGATGGACTTAGCCAAGAAAACGCTATTGATATCTATTACAATAACAAAGATTTTACAACAAAAAACGGAAATACTATTTTATCTCCTTTTTATTCAATGTTTACATTTCTTCGTGAATTTGCTCCTAAAACAGGAGATGCACCTACACCACTAGAACTCATGCAGTTTAAATTAGGCGTAAAGAACCTTGTTTCACAGTACAAGCGTAGTCCTTTGTTTGCAACTGACGATTCATTAAAGAAATATGTTTCTAACAATGTTGATTTAGTTGCATTAGATCAACGCTTTACAGAGGCGGCAATTAAAGAAACAGAAGCAGATCCAACATATGTACAAGCCCTTCAAAAAATGGGTTATATATCAGGTTCTGAAAGTCTTGGTGATTTTTATCTAGACCCTGAAATTGGCAAAAAACAATTTGAACTTAACAAGCAAACTGGTCTATTTGCACAACAAGCACTTAAAGCAGCAAGTCAAGGTGTTCTATTTGATGCAGCACGTATTACTCAACTTGCATCACCTTATGCTGGAGCAGGAACTGCTCAGCAAGCAGGATCAGAAGGTTATGCAACCATTGGTCTACAGTTGAATCCATTGACTAAACTTGAAGGTATCTACAACAAGCAAGCAGTGGATCAGACAAAACTGACTCCAGAGATTCAGAAGCAACTTGAAGAAGAGCAGTTCCGTGGAACAGCATCAGAACTTCGCAAGAGAAGAATCGAACAAGAACAACTAGCCTTCCAAGCACAATCAGGAACAATTACCCGTAATACAGGAGCATCTGGTTCTCTAGGTCGTTCTAGTGTTAGCGGCTTAATCTAAAAATAGAATCCCAACGGATCCATCGGCCCCGTTGGTGTAAAAGACCGAGAGTACGAGCCATTCCATATCCCCGTATGAAAATGAGGCGTGCGACAACTACTAATGTAAGGGAGAGNAAGACCGAGAGTACGAGCCATTCCATATCCCCGTATGAAAATGAGGCGTGCGACAACTACTAATGTAAGGGAGAGGTTGCTATGAGCAACGACCGCGATAACTACTGGGATGAAGATGAAGATGATGCAGAATTTACACCATCATTTGAATCGGATACAGACCTTGTTAAGAAACTACGTAAGGCCCTCAAGGCTGAACAGCGACGCAATAAGGAGTTAGAGACTTCTTTAGGAGATCTAACTAAGTCCCAAAGAGAGCGGGTTTTGAAGGATGTATTGTCATCCCGTGGCGTAAACGCCAAGGTGGCATCGTTCGTGCCTAATGATCTAGATGCTTCAGAAGAAGCAATTTCCACTTGGCTCGACCAGAACGCTGATGTGTTCGGGTTCGAAGTTGCCGAAAGACAGGAAATCAATCAACAGGATGTCGCACAATTGCGACAGATGGACCATGTTACATCTGGTGCTTTGTCCCCCGATAAGGCAGAAGACTTGGGAATTAAAATCCAAGGCGCACAATCAAGGTTGGAAACCAGACACACGCAGGCTCATCTGTTCTATTCCAGTTGTACAACGACCTTGCAGTCGCTACATCTGCTCTAACAGAAACAGTTGATCCAGATGCAGTTGCAATTCCTGCAACAACAACAGTTGCCGTTACTCTAAACGAATACGGTAACTCAATCATCTCAACACGCAAGTTGGACCTCTTCTCACTCGCTGACGTAGAACCAGCACTTGCGAACATCGTTGCATACAACATGAATGACTCACTTGATACAATCGTCCGTGGCGTACTTGCTACAAGCACACAGGTTATCCGCGAAATCGCAGGAGCAATCTCAACTGCAGCAGTCACAGGCGTATCTGCAACAGATACTATCAAGGCAAAAGACATTCGCTACACAGTAGCAAAGATGCGTGCAGCAAACGTAGTTCCACGTCGTGGATCACTATTTGCTTCATACATTCACCCAGAAGTTTCACACGATCTTCGTGCAGAAACAGGCGCTGGCGCATGGCGTGACACATTCATCATGGGTCAACAGGCACTTGCAGAAGCAGTTGCTGAAGAACCACACACAGTTATCGGTCCAGTTACTGATAAGTTGATGCGTCTCCGTCCAATCGGATGGTACGGCGTACTTGGATGGAACCTATACCGTCCAGAAGCAATGTGGCGTGTTCAGACAGCATCGTCTGTCCGTCCAGCAGCCTAATAGCCGTTAGATAGGTGGGGTGGGGCTGAAAGGCTCCACCCTATCCGTAAAACTACTAGGAGGAAAAATGACATACATGTTCTACCCACCAACTGTAGAAGAAGGTCCTGCAGGCTATAATGTTCTGCACTACCGCTATAAGTTGACACGTGGAGTAACAGTCATTAAAGAAAACGGAGTCTATCGTGAGACACGTTTTCCTTTTGTAGATGAACTTAATGATGCAGATCTTTACTATCTTGGTGGACATGAGTATGAAGTTGATGCAACAGAAAAAGCTGCTCTTGAAGCAGCAGGTTATGAAGTAATAACAATCTAGGGGGACAAATGACGTTACATCAGGAACGAGAACATCCTGAGTTCGTAGAGGGTTGCTTTGGTTGCAAGATAAGCGTTGTAGCAGTTAGCACTGGTGCTGCTAATAGCGGTTTCAGTATGTCACCTAAAGCATGGGACGCAGAATTGCAAGCGTACAGAGATTTACGTAAGCAGGGTATCCAACCAGCATCTACCAAGATGAAGGATATCAGAGTAGCAGAAGAAATCAGTAACAGATCAGGTAAGGCGTTCAAAGCGGACGACTCATTAGGAGGGCTAGTTTAATGTCAGTTAAAGGCGAAAAGTACAAGTCAAAGAGTGCAAAGATGAAGCACGAAAAGATGGAAGGCAAGAAAGAGCGCATGATGGAATATGGCGCTAAGAAGAAGGTTGCCAAGAAGTCTATGCCTCGTAAGCGTGGTATGTAGTAATGGCTGTTAAACCAACACCAAAGGCTACATCAACACCTAAACCAAAGATTACACCAACACCAAAATTTACACCACCTACGCTTGCACAGTTTAAATCCTCTGCCGCGTATAAAACAAACTCAATGACATACAAAGAGTATGTTGTTACAGCAGAACAACAATTTAAAGCAAAAAATAAGAAGAAGTAATGTCTAGCGGTCAGGGTAAGGTCAAAGTCAGATTTAACAAGACTCAGATCAAAGACGGGAAAATCGCAGTCCTTCGTAAAGATGGACGCGTGAAGTTCTACAAAGACAGATTAACTGGGGAAGTAATCAAATAAGTCGGGGGACAAATGAAGCAGGAAAGCGTATCACTTGCTTGGTGTGATAATGGGAATGTTGACGGACTATTCATGCTTGGGGTCACAGATGTGCTACTCCAATCAGGAGTCAAGTTTACATCAACCATAAGAAGTCAAGGCAATCAGATTGCTAGACAGCGTGACCGTCTAATCAGTCACTGGTACAACGCTAACAAAGCGGAGTGGCTACTATGGGTAGACTCAGATGTAGTCATCAGTCCAGAAACATTTATGAAGTTATGGAAGCATAAGGATAAAGACAAGCGCCCTATGGTGACAGGAGTATATTTTACTTCTGATACTCCAGAGGAACCTTTGATGATTCCGCTTCCAACTATCTTTCAGTTTGAAGATGATCCAGAAAATGGGAAGTTAGTTTCTAAGAGAATTCACCCACTGCCTGAGAATCAACTTATCAAGATTGACGCAGCAGGTATGGGGTTCATCCTCATGCACAGAAGCGTAGTCAAGAGAATTAAAGATGTTATGCCAGATGCT